CTGACTTTTCCTAATCTTCTCTCTGATTTCAAATTCTAAATTCTGCTTGTGCGTAATCATATGCGCGAGATATTTATCATCGCCCGATTGAATAATTTCCTCAAGTTTTTGTTCGGGCAGAATTTCTTCGATCTCTTTGGTAACGACTTCTTCAAAAGTGAGGCGCGTCACGTTCGGGAAATACTTGATGGCGGCGGCCCTGACGGTGTCGCAGTTGTGGACAAGTATTTTGTTTGCAAAATATTCGGGGCATTCTTCGACCGATAAATTATAAACCGGCTTTCTGCGTCCTGTTGAAACGCTTTCCACAACTAATTGAACAGCACTTTGCGTTGGCATATTTTCGTGTTGAAAACTGTTTGCCACAGTTAGCACACGTTCTAACTTCTTTAGCACTTCCTTCCCGCGCATAACGATTTCTTGACTTGCACCGCAAAGTGCAGTATTTAGCTTTCGGGTCGAGGCTTGAAAAGTCTTCGCCGCATTGGGCGCAACCTTTAACAATCGGCGCGCGGTCTTTCCAGGAGTTCTTTCCGTTCTCACTGTGCCATTCTCTTCCAATTTTGCTTTTGTGCCATTCACTGGCAAGCGGTCGGATTCTATCCAAATTGGCGCGAACCTTTTCACTTGCCGGGCGACCTTTGTGTCGTTCCCCGTGTTCGGCAGGGCTGAGACATTCCAGGTTTTCAATAGAATTGTTAAGGGCGTTAAAGTCCTTGTGATGAATGTGATTGCCTTTTGGTATATCACCCTTGTAAAATTTATAGACTTCAATGTGTAATGCTTTCTTGCCGTTTTTGGCATCATTGTATTTTGGGTTGTAATAATGCGAAATAGCCCATCGTGGAGAAAGCGGGTAGCGGTAAAAATTTGTGTCATTAAACGTGATGACTTCGGCGTATATGCGTGATTGTAATTTTTCCATACTTCTATTATATCAGCCACTCTCAGAGTGTCAATACGCCGAAAGGAATTGTTTACTAATATGGGGTGGTTGCGAGTAGCTGTTAAACTATTTCCATCGGAAAACTTGTAAGTATGAACGTCAGCACTTGGGTTTGTTAAAAACGCGCCCTTAGTTTTTTTGTAACCGTTTCGAGTTAGGATTTTGTGGTCTTTGGTAACCTGTTCAATGGGAACGTCGCCTTTATCTGTTGTAATCAAAGTCCCGGAAACAAAGCAAGCGTCATTGAAAAGCGCGTAGGGGACTAGTCTGGTTGCCACTTCGCCGGATTTCGGCGTGTCCCATTTGTAGGCGGGTGCTTCCTGGCGAATGCGAAGCAGTCCGCGCTCTGATACGGGATTGACGTACTCATCATCGGCTACCACAAAAAACAGTTGTGGATGTCCACTGAATGTCGGCTTGAAGGGGTGCGGTCGGTCAGTGTCGCGCAGAGTGAGCGCGCTTTTGAGTTGTTCGATGCCGCGCGTCTTTCCCGTTTCCCAGTTCACGAACGGTAAACTGTAAGGCTGAGATGGTGTTTTTCTCTGATACTCTAATCTCTCGCTTGATGCCTCGTGGGACATCTCCCACATGCCAGTCCTCGGGATTTCGTTGTGGGGTTCCATCAACCGGTAAATCTCTTCCTTGACCTCCGACGCGGTGCAGGTGTCGAGGACTAATGAGCGATAAAGAAACACGCTTCCGGCAAGATGAACACCATTTATTTCCGGCGCGTTTGCTCCGGCAGTGGCAAACCAGCTTGTCACGCACGGATGCCCGGATGTTGTTCCCCAATCCTGAAATATGCCAAGTCGCCAGTGCTGCGGGATGTTGGATGAGCCAAAGATGCGGGCGAACTGCGACCACGAAATAACCGTGTGCGGCTCTGAATACATATACAAAATGTCACCGCGGACGGAGATTTGCCAGTCTCCGCGGCGAAGCTGCGCGCGTGTGACAGGGTCTAGTTCTGACAGTGATAGTTCGTATTCGACTTTGTCGAGATGAGGATTGTCGTCGAGGCGTGCAGGGACGAAGTATCTTTTGATTGTTTCGCCGGTTTCGTCATCTGACGCTTCGTTGACCCACACTCGCTCTTCGATTGCGTCGTCGGGGGTGAATCCTTCGGGGATAAATCTCTTGTTAACCCAGTTTGCGCCGACGCCGCCCGGGTTGCTTGCTGATCGCATGCGGATCGGAATGTCGGCGTTTTTCAGCCTGCGGAGGCGTGAGAAGAGGTATGTATACTGCGATTCAGAAAATTGCGACAATTCGTCCCAGCCGATAAATTGGTACTCGGCGCCCTGGTATTGATACTTATCGTTTTCCGTTTCGAGATAACCAAATGCAAGGCGCGCGCCAGAGGGGAATGTCCAGGTTTTTCTCTGTTCGTTCCACGACGCGCCCGTGCCGGTGAGCCACTGTTTTGCTCTATCCATCAGCGCGCCTTGCTTGGAAAGGTCGGCGTAGGTTCGACGCAAAAGAAGTGCCGAGTAATTCGGCTCATCGACATAGCGAAGCGCTGACATTAAAAGCGCTGAACTTTTGCCACCAGCCGCCGCGCCGCCATAAAAGACCTCTTTTTCGCTGTCGAGGTCGAGAAAGAGTTTTTGTCTGGCGGTCGGGGATTGTGGAATGTACGAAATTGGAGGCGGTCCGGAATGCTCGCGCTCGATTAGCCCAAGCTCGGATGCCATCAATAGCTGTTTTGCTTTTTCAAGAGGCATCAATACCACCTAATAATTTTATTTCTTCAGCCGGTACATTGGGAAACGTGTCACGAACGCCTTGGAGCGCATCGTCGGGCGTCCAGTTGTGCTTCTCTATCATCCGGCGGAACAGCTCTATTGCCAGTTCCTTATCGGTCAGGGCGGCGTGCGTAATCTGAGTGGGTTGACTGGTTTGTAGCTGGTGAATATCAAACGCGGTCTTGGTCGCGCCGACAATGTCGCGCAGGGCAACATCGGGGTTGTTCATCTTCTTCTCGATCAGATCAAAGCCCTGGTCAACGATCCGCATAGTTTTGAATTTAACGCGAGCAGCCTGCTTGTCGTATTCGGATTGATCGCTCGGGGTAAAAACGCGAGCGTTTAGTTTGTCAACGCGGTTAATCGATACGCCAAACTCTTCGGCAATTTGTTTATTGCTTTTTTTATGGCTGGATTTTCTGGATAGATTTTTAGCGAGAACGATGCCCGCTCGTTCGGAAGGTTTAAGGTTTTTTGAGCCGTTTAATCGAGACATAATCTTATTTTCGCACCAATGACATACTTTGGCAATTTATTTTTATTTATTCGTTTTCTCTTTGAAGGTGGTCGGGTATTTTGCCAAATAAGGTTCGACATCTTTCAATTTAGCGAATTTAATGTAATTGCCATTTTCGTCCAGCACCTTGACCATCGAAATTACGATCTTCGGTTCGCCGTGAACTATTTCAAAGTTATATCTGGTAATTTCTAAACTGACATCTTTGTTCATTTTGATTTATCCTCCAATTGTTGTTGAAGAAATTTGAAAGTTTCGCTCCTCTGTTGTTTGCGCGGAATGAATTTTGTTTCAGTTGAATCAGGAAAACGAAGCCCGAAACTTTCCAGAATTCTCGAATACGTACAACCCGCCTGACAAAAGACTTCGCCGCCGCGCAAATTAACCGTGAGCGCGGTTTTGCTTTTCCCGTTATGACAACCGCCTTTTGCCGTTGCCCACTCGCCATTTGGTTCAACTCTGTAACTTGGCAAAGCACTTATTCGCCAGCGAAGTTCCTGCATAACAGTTTCCCGTGTATTTGACGGAGAATATTGTTTGGGGATTTGAAATGTTTCAGGGTCTTTGACCGGAAACGCTTCGGTTAGTTCTTTGTAACTGAATTTTTTCTCGGGCGCGAACGTATGAATCTCGACCGGTTTGTATAAAAATTCGCCTTCCTCGAACGAAACGTGGTTGAAATACGGGACGCGCATCACGCGATTTGGATTGTTAATCGCTTTATCGGATTTGAAGTTTTCAATTAAACCGAATTGAATTGTCTCAAACTGCTGAACACTGAAATCTTCTTCGGGTAACCAATAAGCGTGGACGCTCTTCTTTGTTTCGATCCTGACGCTTGGCGGGTAAAGGCAATTGTCAAATAGGTCGTGCTGTGCGGGTATTGATCGATCGTCAATTTCACAATAGACAGCGTTTATACGGTTTATATC